GGCCATTGGTCATATAGTTCCTAGTTTACTAAAAAATATATGGCAATGATTACTACCACAACAGCGGCAGATATCTTTGGATTAGCTTTCGCTAATGCCCATACTTGTTTTACTTTTTCCATAGTTTTCTCCTAATTAGATGAAGTTTTTATCAATACTGTCTTCATCATTTATATTAATGTCAATACTACCCCAATTTTTTCCAGATTCATAGTCTACTTTATTGGGAATTTCTAAAGAAACAGCATTTTCCATAATATCAATTATTTTTTTACTTTGAGCCTCATCTTTAATTGAGATGTCCAATTCATCATGTAATTGGACCATAGGAGTAATACCTTCAGAGTGTAAATCTATCATAGCTTTTTTTGTCATGTCGGCTGCACTTCCTTGTATTAATTTATTTAAAGCTTTGTAAGTGAAAGCACGTTTAATTTCACTTATACCAATTTCTGAACAGGCTACTTCATAAGTTAATGGTTTATGTAATCCAAATTTTTTTGGTTCCCACATATCAAATCTGCATAGTCTTCCTAGTAAAGTTCTAACACGACCACGCTCTTGAGCTCTATCCATTACACTTTTTATTAATTGTCTAATAAAAGGAACTTTTTGATTATAGTCTGCTAATAATTCTTTAGCCTCATCTTCGTTGTTTATACCTAATTGAGCTTGAAGTTTTGCTCTACCCATACCGTAAAATAAACCAAGATTAATTGTTTTAGCCTTTCTTCTATCTATGTTAGCAATGTCGGCTACAATCTGATGAAAATCTGCTTCACCTTTTTTGTATTTTTCTACAATAGAGGCAGCCCCAGTTACTCCTGGAGTTTTTAAAGCAAAGTGCATAACTAATCTAGGCTCTTGTTGGGAGTAATCAAAACAACCCCATGTATGCCCATCTTCCGGTTCAAAAATAGATCTAATACCCATACCTATATCTGAATAAAGAGATGGGAGTTGTTGTAAATTTGGATGAGAATAACTTAATCTCCCGGTTATGGTTCCTCCTTGGTCGCTCTTTAATTGATGTATATCAGAATGTATTCTTCCATTTACCACATAGTTTTTAATAGAATTTAAAAAGGTATTTTTTAATTTATCCATTTGTCTAGCAGTAGCTATGCTTCTAAGTATAGGGTGCTTATGATTAGCTAAATAATTTTTAGTAAAAGAAGGAGCTTTTGTTTTTTCAGTTCTAGCATAATCTTTTACCTTTAATTTATCACATACAGCGCCAATGCTTTTTGCTGCCCATATTTCAGGATAAAAACCAACTTCTTTTTTAACTCTGTTTACACATTCTTTATAGGTAAACGTTAATTTTTTTTCTAAGATAGCTACTTGATCTTCGCTAACTTTAACACCCTTCCATTTCATATCTAAAAGACATGGAAAAACTTTTATTTCTAAATCTTTTACATCATTTAAATCTTGGAGAAGAATTTCTTTTTTAAGTTCTTGCCACAAAGCTAATGTTATTTCTGCGTCACGTTCTGCGTATTCACCTACATACATAGCAGGGAGCTTGTACATCTCTGCTTTAGGATCTATGCCCCATTCTTTCGCAGTCTGATTTAAAACTGATTCATTTTTACCTATACCAATGTATTCATTAGCTACTGAACTTAAATCATATCTAAATCTATTTTCATTAACCAATGTAGCCATTACCATAGTATCAATGATAGTTCCGTGGACCGTGAGCCCTAATCTACGGATCCAACACATATCGTATATTGCGTTGTGAAATATTTTTGAAGCAGGAGTTTTTAATACGTCCTCAAACCACTTTAAAACTTGTTTACGGCTCATATTAGGCCCATTTTCGTGGGCTATAGGGTAATAACCACACCAATTAGAAACAGCTATAGCGATGCCTACCACATCCCCAATACCTCTGGTTGATGCTGATCCCTTTGTTTTTAAATCAGGATCCTTAGTTTCTAAGTCAATTGAAATTTCATCATACTTGGATAGATCTGGAAATTCTTCCGGTTGTACCCATTCTGTTTGCGCTGTAAATAGCGGTCGTTGCATTATTTATAATCTCTCTCTATAATCATATCGATAAAATGTTTGGCTTTTTCTAAGTCTTCCTTTCCTCCTTTATATTTGTGTCTGCAGATATATTTGATAACATTCCCTTCCGGAAAAAGCAACTCGTTCTCTATTACGAATTTACTTGGTTGTATCTTCATTTTCTTGTAATGTGTTCCACCAATTTGTTTATTATACACGCTCATCTTCTTCTCCATTAATTTCTCTTTCCATTCTCATTATAAATCTATAAAATTCTTCTTCGCTCATATTACACCTCTTAATGCTTCTTGACTTAGTAAAGGAAAAGTATTTTTATAAGTGGAATTAAAAATATATAACTCTTCTTCCGCTCTCGATACACCAACATAACAAACTCTAATTTCTTCATCTTCTAGTCTTATTATTCCACTATTATAACTCTTTAAACTACCAAATCCCCAATCACTTGATAAAATAACTTTTTTTCTTTCCATTCCTTTTACTCCGTGAATAGTAGAAACAATTATATCAGCTTTATTTAAAGTGGGATCATTGTCCCAACACATTTTTAAATAATTATTGAAATCACTATCGTCTCTGAATAAACCATTTGGTTTTTTTGCTGAAGATTTTCGGCTCGTGGGAAAACAAAATACTTCATGCCACAGTTTATTAATATCAGCTAATACATAATATTTTTCTTTTAAATCCGAAAAAGAATAGCTCTTAGTTTTATCTTTAAATTCTTCTGGACATGTGTCTAATTTTGTGAGTGCTCCTTTTTTTCCGTGCTTAACTAAACCTGGTTTTAAATCCTCAATAAGGCGCATAATACGTTGCCCTGAAGTTAAATCTCCCTCTGTCGTAATGGCTTGCCCCTTTTTTAATTTGTTCCAATTGTCAATAACTGATCTAGGTCTTTTGGGAAAGCTCGATATTAAAGAACCTCTATCATCCACAGTCTTAGATTTTTCTTTCCAGATAATTCCTCTGTCTTTTAAATATCTAATATAGCCATGACAATTTTTCCATGTTCTAGCGCACATTATTAGATTAGAATCTACATCTACTATAGGATCAAACTCCCCTGTGTCATGAAGGAAGTCTAATTTTCCTTCATAAGGTTTTTTACATTCATATTCATTTCCTAGTCGATGGTGAATTTGATGTACAATGTGTGTAGCTAATCTATATATTTTTTGGGGTAAACGATGAGTGATAGGTAATATTTTTGTATTTTCTTTTTTACAAGGCCACTTTTGAAATATTCTGCTGTCCGAGCCTTTCCATTCAAAGATAGATTGATCATCATCTCCTACTAAAAACATCTCTTCTGTTGTCTTACCAAGTTTCGCAATGACTCTCCATTCTAACCAAGATAAATCTTGTACCTCATCAACCATCACTACTTTGTAATTATCAAATATAATATTAGGAGCTAAAGCTTTTTCCAGCATGTCTTCGAAATCAATTACAGTATTTTGTTTTTTAAAATTAGTTAGTTGTTGGTAACAATATTTTATTTCTGATCTTGTTAGCTTGGAGTATTGAAAATTCTTTTGATTATCACTGTATTTTAATATCTCTTCTAGATCTGATTCTCTGGTCTTGTTCTTTCTATAATAATAATACGAAGGTTTGCAAGATCTTGCTAACGCGTCATGTCTTGCGTTTCCAATTAAACTAAATATTAAACCAAGTTTTTTATTTTCAGCTTCGGACCATCCTACGGTTTCTTCATCTTTTCTATCAAAAGCAGAATCATCTAACATTATCCAATTATCTGGATCGGTTTTTAGTTTTTTTAAAAATTCTTTTTTTACTCGTTGATTAAAGACATCATAATGATCAATACTGTCCTTGCAGTATTTATGAATAGTCTTTATACTTTTAGCCTGGTTTTCAGAATAGTTCATTTCTTTCCGGGCTCGCACACGTAAATTTGTAACTGTAGCATTTGCAAAACCTATCATTAAAACGTCCTTGGGCTGTAAACCTTTATTAAAATATTCACGTAAAGTAGTTAAAATCTTAGTTGTTTTACCACATCCTGGTCCTCCTAGGATTTTGTATCTCTGTCTATAAAATCTATCTAACATTAATAAGGAGCATCGCTTTCTTGTCCAAAATCTATATCATCATGTTCAACTTCTTCTTTCTTAAATTCATTAGAGTCTAAAACATACACCCATTTTTTTATGTCTTTATCTATGTGTAATTTTTCTCTAGTTAAACCTTTTGTTTTCTTAAGCATAGTGTGTGTATCATTTTCATTTGTTTCCCAGTTGTTTGTTTTTAGAAATTTAAAAAATGGATCAAACATAAATTTAACTTTATCTTTTTCATGAAAAGGCCTGCCGAATAAAATTTGTTTCCTGTCTTTAGTTTGGCGTAAATTAAAACAATAAGTTTCTAAAGAATTTTTTAATCTTATCTTTGGTTGACTCTCTTCTGGAGCATCAATTGGGGTTGCTTTTTGTTGTAAGGATCTAATTTGTTCGTCCCAATTCTTTGTCTTTTTTGGAGTTTTACCGGTTTGTTCTGTAGCCGCCTCTCGTGCAAGAGTTTGATTAACTAATTCTTTTGAATAAAGTCCTACTTCTTCACCATTGAAACCAAGATACCATCTTTTAGGTGTGGATTTAATATAGGATAAAGGACCTAGAACTAATTCTCCTGCAGCGTCCCCTCCAATTCCAAATTTTCTTTGAACACATAACTCTCTATTGCAATGGGGTTTTAACCAGTCAGAGCTACATCTGTATTGATAATCTTTTTTATCTCTAGAATTAATTATCCCTTTCACTTCATTATAATTCATCCCTTTTCCAATAGGTTCAAAAAATTGTTCATTATATTTACCTACTTTATCTTCCCAATCGTCTGGATATCTTAATTTAATATAACGTGTCATATCTACAAGAGTTTCATTACGTTTAGATTTTTCTATACCAAATTTTGCTAATGCTTGCATACAAGGAGGTCCATCTTTAAACCAATCTCCTACTTCTCCTTCATCGATATTGGATTTTAATTTTTTTAATTCTGGTGGTGTGATTTTATTTTTTTCGTGGTATTCAAAAAATTCATCTAGTGTTGCTGGGCTTCCGTCTTCCTTAATCATATATCTTTCTGTTTTTGCGGCATTGTGATAAGGAAGATTTATCCAACTGCCAGCTGAACCTTTCTCCAGATTCAGATATTTCTGAACCGGAAATATTTTATCAGGTTTTTCTACCCCAAATATATTTTTAATATTATGAAGTTTTTCTCTCATGAGTAATGCTGGGACAGCAACTGTCATAAATAAATAGAGATGAATCCCTCCACTTTTGGATCTAAAAGGAATTAGTTTTACATTCAAACTATTTAATTTTTTGAATAATTCTTTTACATCTGGTTTATAGTTGTCTAAATCTATAGCACCCCAGGTACATTTACTTTCTTTATTAATTGGACAAAGACCTAAACTATCAGCCTGAATACATCCTTTACTAGTTTTTACTTGAAATTTTTTTCCTTCGAGATGCGCTTTCCACATATCTTCTGTATGAGGATAACTGGAGGTAAAAGATGATCCAGATTTTTTACTACTACCATTCGCATAGTCAGCTAAATGGTATCCAAATCTTTCTTCTAATCCAACAAATATATCTCTAAATCTTTTTACATTCATAATTTTGTCTTGGGCGCTTCCACTCTCGCTTCCACGCCCAATCCTAGGAACTAACTTTCGTTAGCGATTAATATGGTGAATCGGTTTTTGATTCATCAGATCCGTGTTTAACTTTCACTAAACCTTTGCTATTTTTTTCAGCAAAACTTTTAGCAATTGCATAAACACCTTTATCTGTAACCGGACCAACTTTAGATACATCCCATCCAAACCATGTTCCTTTGTCATTTGACATTTGAACAGTCTTTAGATTATAAATGTGGCTATATGTTGGCGGTGTGAATAAGCCGTTTTTACCTTGTAGCTTAAGACCCATCATGATTGAATTCCATTTACGACTAATCTTTAATTGAGTAGCCTTCATAGATATCAATGCTGTTGATGGACTTTTACCCATAAGAATCACAAAATGATTCGCAGTGTTTTCCAGATAATTACCATTTGGTAATCTATCCTTCCAAGATTTATCACGAGTAGTTGTACTCACGATATCACTATCTGCACTATGGATTGCCACAGGAGCATTTCCAGATTGACCTCTGTCTTGCCATTCGACATATTGTCTTTCGTAATGGACAGGTATAATATTTATACCTTTTGCTCCATCATAAAGCTCTTTGGTCACGCTGTTTACAATCATTCCAGGTTCTGCTCCGCTAATAAACTTAGCATTCTGTTTATTAACCTCTGGAGACAATTGTCCCAAAACTTTCAGAAATGGTAATGCAAGATCTTCTTGCGTCATATTCTGAGAGCCAGCACCTGCATCAGCTTCGAACATAGTCGTAGCCACTGCACCTGCTTCTTCTTTTCTTTGTACTTGGTTCATGTTTATTGTTTCCTTTTTATTGTTGTTTTATTTCCAACAAATATGTTGAAAAGTTCCGTTGGCATGTCTTTACCTGCCTCAATACGCTCACGGACTAGCGCTTTTAGAGTCATGGGCTCAACCTTCAACTTTTGTGTTGGTTGATACCCTTGACCCTTCGCAAGAACAGCATAATCAGCTGCCTTGTTATCTTCGTTGCGTCCAAAGGATACGGATATCTCATTTTTGATTA